GTTGATCCTATAATTGTTCAGAATCAAAATATAACAAAACTTGCTCTATATGAATCACTAAGTCAAGTCGGTGGTGCAAGCACAGCACAAATTGGGATAGGAACCACTACATCTATAGATCACAATTTTATTTTACAGACACAAGGTAACAAAAAACTATATGTTGATAAAATTTTAAGAAGAATCCCCTTATCTCAAAATTTATTTGTATCTTCTAAACATGAAACACCAGTTAATGATATAGGTATCTTGAGAGATGGTGTTCAGATAAGATCACCAATTTCTGATGATAATATTTACTATGGACCTCTTGAGAAGATTGATGTATTTAATTCAGGTAATGATTATGATATAATTAATCCTCCTGTAATAGAAGTTGAAAATTTAACTGGAGATCAAGCTTTAGTTGAACCAGTAATAAAAGGAACTGTGAAAGAGATCCTAGTAGATCCTCAAAATTTTGATATTAATTCAATTGATAGTATTTCACTATCTGGAGGTAATGGGTCAGGATGTAAATTACAACCAGTTGTAGGTAATAGATTTAGAACACTTGATTTTGATAGTAGAAATATATTTTTTGGAGGTGGAATAGACACCACTGAAGAAACAATTACATTTAAAGAAGAACACAATCTTGAAAATGGACAACTAGTTTACTACAACAGTAATGGTAATGAACCAATCACCACTGGAACAGCATTCGATGGCACACAAGCTATTACAGGTGCATTATCAGATGGTGATCCATATTTTGTTAGAGTAATCAATCCAACAACAGTTAGAATTTTCAATACAGAGTCTGATGCACTTTTTAGTGAAAATAGTGCAGTCGGTGTTAATACTGTTGGATTAGCAACAGATACAGTCTTTGGTGGTACACACAAATTTAGAACTGAAAATGTTAATACTTTATTTTCAGTAAAGGTTATTAATCCTGGTGAAGGATACACTTATCGAAAATTAAGAGTTGATCCAACTGGAATATCAACATCATATGATACTATTAATTTTGTAAATCATGGTTTTGAAAGTGGGGAAATAGTTGATTATTCAGCTAATACTGTAATAGGAGGATTAAGCACATCTACATCATATATTATTAAAAAAATTGATGACGATTCCTTTAAATTAGCAAATGCTGGTGTTGGTGGAACATCAACCTCAGATTATGATAGAAATAAATTTGTTAATTTAACATCTGTTGGTGCAGGATATCAAATATTTAAGTATCCAGATATAACAATTGATATAAACGTTTCTTATTCTTCAACTGTTACTGGTAATATTAATTTAACTCCTGTTATTACGGGTGAAATTATTGATGTATATCTTTACAATAAGGGAACTGATTATGGATCAAAAATATTAAATCATCAAGTTAAACCTAAAATTAATATACTTAACGGATCTAGTGCTGCAATAAAACCAATTATAGTTGATGGTAGAATTGATGAGGTAGTTGTCGTTAATAAAGGAAAAAATTATAATTCTTTACCTGATATAGAAATATCTGATACTTTCGGAACTGGTGCAATAGTTAGACCAGTTATTGAAAATGGTAAAATTATCAACACAATTGTAATAAATTCAGGTATAGGTTATAGTAGTTTCACAACCACAGCAAGAGTTAAACCAAGAGGATTAAATGCTAATTTGAGTGCAAGAGTTAGATCATTAACTGTCAATGGTACAAGATTTGGTGATTTTAGTCTTACATCAAGAGAAGATTCTTTAACATTTGGTGTATTTGGATATTCGCAAAATATTGCAAATTCACTTGAAAAATCTTTTGACATTAAAAATAATGGTGAATTTGATAAAATTAATAAACACTCACCAATTATTGGGTGGGCATATGATGGAAATCCGATATATGGACCATTTGGTTATTCTGATCCAGACGATATAAATTCTGATCTTAAAATAATTGAATCTTCTTATATTTTAAATGATACTAATGTTGTTAATAGACCAAGTGGATTTGCATCAGGTTTCTTTATTGATGATTATTATTTTAATGAATCTGGTGATTTAGACATTCATAATGGTCGATTTGGAAAAACTCCTGAATTTCCTAACGGAGTATATGCTTATTTTGCCACTGTAGAGTTAGGATCTACCACAAACCAAATAGAATCAAAATATCCTTATTTCATAGGTAAAAGTTTTAGATCTCCGATAATCGAAGATAATTTATTATTGAATCATGATTTTGATTTCAATAATTCTAATTTATTAAGAAATACATTTCCTCATAACGTTGATGAAAGTTTTGGTGATAATGATTTTATTATTGAATCGAATGAGGCATTAAGACAATCAACTCAGGTGCTTTCAGTTACTCAGGGAGGAATTGATAATCTTGTTATTTTAGATGGTGGAACAGGGTATAGAGTGGGAGATGTAATAAGTTTTGACAATGAAGAAACAAGTGGATCTGGTTTTAGTGCGGAAGTAAGTGAAATAGTTGGTGTTGGTGTTAGTAGATTAGATACTTCACTGGAACGTTTTGAGGATGCAATTTTTACATGGAAGAGTAATGACCAAGTGGTTGCAACATATCAACCATTCATGGAATTTGATAATCTAAATTCAGCATTAATATCAGGACTTAGCACTACAATTGTAAATTTATCAGGATCTTTTAATATTGGAGTTAAAACTGATAGAGTAAGTTTAGCACGGTCAATGACCGCATCTTCAAGTTCTAATATTTTAGATATTCTTGTAACTAAAATTCCAAATAATATATCTGTTGGTGGATCATTAAGAGTTGGATCAGGAAATACAACAGATACTGAAGTTCTAAAAGTTTTGGAATTATATAACCAACAAAGAACAATACGTGTTTTGAGAAATACTGGTATCGCTCATACAATTGGATCTAATATTGACTTTCTTAATACTTCAATTAATATACCAGTCAAAACTAAAAAATTTGATTCAAAAGTAAATGATGTTGTATATTTTAATGGCAAACAGTCAGTTGGTGTAGGAACAACAGCTGGTGGTGGTATAAGTGTTGATTATTGGGTAGGTAACAGCAAAGAAAATTTATCAATTCCAACAAGAACTATACATATCCCAAATCATCCTTTTAAGACTGGTCAAAAAGTATCATTAAACAAAAAAACTGGATCTGCTAAATTTGGAGTTTCAGATAATGGAGAAGTACAAACTTTCCAAATACCACTTAGTGGTCAATCTATGGATGTTTACATTGTTGATAAAGGTAAAAATTTTGTTGGATTGTTAACAACCAAAGTTGGTATTGGAAGTACTAGTGAAGGATTATTTTTCCATTCCAATGGAACACAAACAGGAATTGGATCAAATTTGTATTACTTAAGTTCTAAATTTGATCAAATAACTGGAGATATAGACAAAGTAATAACCACAGTTGAAACAAATGTTGCTGCAGCAAATACAACATTTCACGGATTACAGAATGGCGATACAGTAAAAATGGATGTTGTACCAAACCTTGCAGTTGGTATTGGAACAACTACACCAATTGCAGTTAAATTTAATTCAGAATATCAAAAACTATTATTGAATTCAATTACATTTAATGCGTCTGATGTTGAAGCAAATCGTATTGATGTTGATAAGCACGGACTAGTAACAGGTGATAAAGTGTTTTATCAAGGATCTGCAACAGGTTTAAGTGTTGGATCATATTTTGTTAATAGAATTAATGATAGATATTTTCAATTAGCAGAAACCTCAAATGATTTATATACAACTCCACCAAAAATAGTATCAATAACTGCTAATACTGGTGGTGCAAATCAATCAGTATCTTTGATAAATCCTAAAATTAAATCATATAAAAACTCTAAATTAAGTTTTAATTTATCAGATTCATCATTATCTGGATATCAATTTAAGGTATTTTATGATAATAATCTAACTAATGAATACCTTAGTTCTCAAGATACATCAAACTTCAATTTATCTTCTTTAGGAACTCCTGGTAATGTTGGTGCTGCACTAACAGTTAATTTTTCATCCTCAACACCACAAACTCTATATTACGGAGTAACAAAAGGTGGATATATTAGCACATCAGATACTGATGTTGTTAATGCAAATCAAATTCTTTTTGTGGATAGTGTATATTCTGGAGAGTATAAAATATCAGGAGTTACAACCAATAAATTTAATATATCCCCTAAAGTACCAGAATTAACAACTTATTTAAGATCTGATTGTGAAAAATTAGAATACTCAACAAAATCTACTTCTGTCAAAGGAGAGATTAAAGACTTTAGGATATTATCATCAGGATTTAATTATAAAAAATTACCTAAATTTAATTCAGTGAAAAGTGTTGAGGGTAATAATGCAAACGTTGTTCCAGAATCAAAAACGATAGGTAGAATTAATGATGTTAGAATAATAGATATTGGTTATGAATATGCATCTGATAAAACATTAAGTCCAGAGGCTCAAGTTGCACCTGTTCTTGAAATTGATAATCTTGATGTTGTTCAATCTGTTGATATTGTTAACGGTGGTTTTGACTTTATTAATGCACCTGATTTACTAATTTTTAACCCAGTAACAAATACTATTGTTGATGACTCATCATTAATTGCAATTGCACCAAGTCAAACTATATCTAGTGTTAAGGTATTAGCACCTGTATCAGGATTAGATTCTGTAAATCATAAAATTATTTCAATTAATAACTCAAATGGTGTAGGTATTAATTCAATAATATCAAGTAATTCTGGAGTAGTAACTTGTTTTCTTGAAACACCATTTAATGGTTTTATTGACCCTCAACCTTTTGCAATAGGTGATGAAATATTTGTTGAAGGAATACAACTACTTGGCGATCTTGGAATTGGTAATACTCAAGGTGGAATTTCTACAGTCACATCAACAGGAGACGGATTTAATTCAGAAAATTATAACTTTAATTTCTTCACAGTTGAAGATTATATATCAGGTGTAGAAGCAATTCTTAAGTTTAATTTATCAGGGTTGACAACTAATCCTGGCATAGCAAAAACTTTTCAATCAGGTTATGCAACTATAATTAATAAAAACAAATATCCAGATATAAGACCTGTACAAACTAGAGGTGAATTTGAGTTAAATGAACAATTATCAATTGGTAATGATTTAACTGATTTAAGGGTTGTTGAAATAAGAGATGATTATATAAAAGTAGATGGTAAATTTGATCTTAAGATAAATGATCGAATTACAGGTAAAGTTAGCGGAATTACAGCAACTGTCATCAAAATAAATGAGAATAAAGCTAAATTTAAAGTTGATTTTTCTAATAGAAAAGAGTATGGGTGGTTAGATGACATAGGAAAATTAAATACAGATTATCAAGTAATACCTGATAATGATTATTATCAAAATTTATCATATACCGTTAAAAGTACAGTAGAGTGGGAAAAATTTGTAAATCCAGTGAATAGATTAGTTCACCCTGCAGGATTGAAGAATTTTGCTGATACTTCTATTGAATCACAAGTAAAAGTAGGTATTGGAACAACTGTAAAGACAAATGATACAATAACACTTGATGTATTAAACATTCTTGAATTGAATGACGCACAACGAGTTGATGCAATTAATAATTTTGATTTTGTTAGAGATTTTGACTCAAGAACTAATAAATCTAAATTTTTAGAACTATCAAATAAAAAATTAGCAGATTTTACAAGGTGTAAATCAAATAGGGTTCTTATTCATGATGATATTAGTGGCAATTTTTCTAGCACAGGGGCAAAAGCAAATGATACATTGATAGAGACTTTATCCGAAGATTATGGAAATTATTTAATACAAATTGTCGATCCCGATACATTTGATGTTCAATTCTCAGAATTAGTTGTTTTAACAAATGAGTTGGATGCTTTCTTACTTGAAAAATCAACTGATTTTACTACATTAAAATTAGGTGATTTCTCAACAGAAATTCTTGAAACTGGGGTGAAGAATTTAATATTCAATCCTACAGAAAAATTTGTAAAGGATCATGATTTAAAAATATTAAAGATTGACTTTAATACTGACTTAGTAGGTATTGATACGAACTCGATTGGAAATATTGATTTAACAGGTGTTGTAAGCACCGCATCTACTGCAACTACATCAACTATTGTAGAATTTCCTAATACAGATTTTAATGGATTATATGCAAATATTTTTGTACAAGATAGTTCTACAAAAGAAATTAATTATAATGAAGTTGTTCTTGATTTTGATGGTATTAAACCCACAATATCTCAATCATACTTTGACACTAAAAAAGGACTAAGTAACAGTGCTGTAGGCATTATTACAGCAAAATTTGAAAACAATCTTATTAAATTACAATGTGAAAATAACAGTGTTAACAATTTAGATATTAGAGCAAATATTGTAGGATTAGGAACTACAACTGCTGGAATTGCTACTTACAGATATTCAGTATTAGGTCAACCTCCTGGTGCTGAAAGAAGTGCAAGATTAGAGTCAGGTTATGTAACTGGAACTGGAAGTCCTATAACATATAATACAATTAGTAAAAATATAGACAGCACTGTAAAATCTTTAGTAAGAGTTTCGTGTGGAAATACCTCTGCTATTCATCAAATAATAACAATAAGAGATACTGATGATGTACTCACCGTTCAATATCCATTTGTATCAGCAGGATCTACAACTGGTATCGGAACATTTGGTGGAGAAATAGTTGGTAATAATGTAAATTTAAGATTTTATCCTGATTCTGAATTTAATTCTTTAATTGAAATTCAATCTTATAATCAGATTTTTTACACTGAAAATGATTTCAACAATACTCCTCCTAACTTAAATTATGGACCAGTTACGCAACAATTATTTTTAACATCTTATGATGGAAAAGATGGTAAAAGGGCTGATAAAAAAATATTTAATTTGACTCATCAGGGTGTTCCAATATACACAAAAACTTTCGACCCCACAAATACAGGTATATTAAGTACAACAACAGGTATATTTACTATTCCAGATCATTTCTTCAGTAATAGAGAGGAATTAGTTTACTCTCCAGATGCAACTTTCATCGGAATAGCTGCAACAGCTGTATCGATTGGTTCTACAACAAATATGGCAGGTATTGTTACAACAATTCTTCCATCAACAGTATTCGCTAAAGTAATAGACAAAGATAACTTCCAATTAGTTACAAGACCTGAGTATATTAATTCTGGAATTGCAGTTACATTTACTGGAACAGGTGCAGGTAATTCCCATAAAATTTCTATGGCCAAGCAATTGACAAAAACAATGATTGGTTTAGATGGTGTTGTACAACAACCAATATCGTTCACTAGAATTCAACATACCTTAGATGGAAATATCGGTATCGCTCAAACTCAATTTGTATTAAGTGGAATAAGTTCAATTCAACCATCAGATGTTTTAAAGATAGATGAAGAGTATATGACAATTACTGAAGTTGGATTTTCAAGTGTATCAGGTGGAAAGATAAATGATGCAACTGATGTAGCACTTGGTATTGCAACTTTACCTACTGTAAGAGTTGAAAGAGGTCAATTAGGAATTTTAGCTTCATCTCATACCGACAATGCAATTGTTAAAGTTCACAGAGGAACATTTAATATTGTAGATAGTAAGGTAATTTTCACTGATCCTCCAAAAGGAAATACCAGATCAAGAAGAAATCTTAGTAATCTACCTTTTGTTAAAGCAGATTTTAGTGGTAGAACCTTTTTAAGAAGTAATTACACAACAAATATGTTGTTTGATGATATATCTGATTCATTCACAGGTATCGGAAAAACTTACTCTTTAACTGTTGGTGGAGCAAACACATCTTCAGGTGTAGGAGTTGGAAATGGAGTGGTATTCATAAACGGAGTTTTCCAAACACCTTTAACTACAAACAATGTCGGTAATAATTATGAAATTGTTGCAGATACAACAGCAGGTATTTCAACTATACAATTTACAGGCATTACATCTGAAAATGGACAATTTATAATTTCAGAAGGTGATATAAATCAAAATCAAGTTCCAAGAGGAGGTTTGATTGTATCTCTTGGTTCAACTGCAGGATTGGGTTATGCTCCGCTACAAGGTGCAAAGGTAAAACCATTTAAAAATGCTGCTGGTGGTATAACAAGTATAGTGGGTATTGGAACATCTTCTGGATTTAATCTTGGAGTTCAGACTGCTGTTTACAGCAATACAACAGGAATTATAACAGTTACAACTAACGAAGTTCATGGTTTTGGATTAGAGAGACCAAATACAGTTAAATTGAAGAATTTAGAATTTAGTTGTGTTGGATATAGTGGAGTTACAACGACATTCTTCCAAGATCATGAAAGACCATTGTTTGTTGTCGGAATAGTTTCTGATAGAACATTTGAGGTGCAAGCAGGTCCTAGTACGATTGTTCACACATACGTTGGTGGAGGTGTTGCTTATGAATTTTTTGAGGATCTAACATTTGGTTCAGGATATAGAGGTGGTTCAGTTTCAATAGGTGTTACAGATCAAGCGTACGTTCATAAATTTGTAAGTGCTGGTATTGGTTCAATAAGAAAAGGTAGTTTTGCAGGTCAACAGTTTACAGCAACTGATGCAGTATATACATCACATTCAGGAGAACTTTTACTTACTATTCCTAATCATGGATTATCAACAAGCGATACTGTTGGAATTGTTAATGGTGGATTAGTATTCAAATGCTCAAAAGATAATTACTTCTCGAATCATCCATATCCGAGAGCAGTATCAAAAACGAGTTTCCCTAATTCAGATCCTGTTTCTGGAATACAAACAGCAATTATTTCAGTGACCACAGACACAATACTGCTAAACGTTGGTGCTGGTGGTGGTGGT